TCTACCTGCTGAGTGGCCTGCTGTGCGGGTGGTTGGCAGGAAAGTGGCTGAGAGGGATGTAGCGTGCCTGAAACGCGGTCCTACGTGATCCATACCAACGGGCTCGCGCTCTGGCCGGAGCATAAGCCGCTGTCTGAGGTTCTGGACCTTCGCGACACAACGCCGGAGGGTATCTGGGAAGCCACGTATCAGGGCAACCCGGTGCCGCCGGGTGGCGTGGTGTTCCGGCGCGAGTGGTGGGAAGACAACAGCACGCGTGTCAACCTTGACGATGAGAACCTGCCGCACCGGACGATAGCGCGATACATCTCCTGGGATACAGCGCTCAAAGATAAGAACGATTCTGACTGGTCAGTAGGCGTGGTTGGCGAGCTACAGCATGACTACCGGCTGCTCATCAGGCGTGTGTACCGCCAGCGGCTGACGTTCCCGTATTTGCCGCCACATATCGGTCAGGTTGCGAGCGCGTATGCCTGGGACGGTAAGACGCGAGCGGTGATCGTAGAGGACAAGGCGTCCGGGACCAGCGCGTATCAGACGCTGTTGATGGGCGCTGACCGCGAGCTAGCCCGCACGCTCGTACCGTTCATGCCGCAGGGCGACAAGCAACAGCGGGCGCAACAGGCGGCTGTCTGGTGTAAGAATGGCTGCGTCCTGCTGCCGTGGCCTGGGGAAGAAACGGCTGAGTGGCTGCTCGGGTACGAGACTGAGCTATTCGGCTTCCCCCTGAGCGCATACGACGATCAGGTAGACGCGACGAGCCAGCTTATCCTGTACACAGAGAACCTGCTGGCTGAGGGCTGGCGCAAAAGAGGCGGGCGAAACTAGTCGCGCGAGCAGGCGTCGCAGATACCGTCCCACTCGCCACAGTCGCAGCGGCCATACCGGGCCTGCTTGTCAGCGTCGACCTCAGCGTAGTGCTTTTCGCAGAGCGAGAATGGCGCTGTGGTCCACCACAGAAGCGAGCCTATTTTGGGCGGCACGCCTAGCACGTAGTGTGTGTGAACCGGCATCAGTCCTCCCGGGCGGCTTCGCACCGCTCGCAGTCAGCGGCTGTGGTGCCGCAGTGGTCAAGCTCGCAGAGCTTGTACAGGTTGGCATTGGCCGGCTCAACGTGCTCGGCACACAGGATGAGTGGCCCGCGCGGCCCCTTGCGACGCACGCTCGCGCCCCGGCGTACGTAGTGGGTTGTGTTGGTCATTAGCGCGTTGCCTCCAGTTCGGCATCTCCGGCGGTCCCTGCGATCAGGGCCTTGGCGAGCGTCAGGTTGAGCGGCTGAGCGATCCGGCTCAGGATGCGGTCTGTTGCGCCACCCGGCGCGAAGTCAACCCAAGGCTTGTCCTGACGGCTGCTGTTGCAGGACCGGCAAGCGGTGATCAGGTTGCGAGCTTCGTTGTTGCCGCCGGCTGACCGGGGCAGCAGATGGTCAAGGGTGATATCGCGGGGAGCGGCGACCTTGAGGTTGGTGCCGCAGTACAGGCATCGGAACTCATCGCGCAGGTAGATGGCGAGGCGCTTCGCTGATGTGATCCACTGGCCCGTAGGCTGATGTGGGCTGCGAAGCCTCTTCTGCGCTGTGATTCCCATACCCGTATCTTCGCACACTAGAGTATTGCTGTCAACAAGGAATATCGGCTGATGCCGGCGGGAGCCGGGCTTATCGCCCGGCTCCGAGTGTTGGCCTGTTGGTCGGCAGGGACTTCCCACCGAGGCTGACGTTCCCACCGGCGACCATCCCGCGAGCGTAGGCCGATGAGCTATGCGTCACCGTGCGGGCGCGGCCCTTGCGGATATTCGGGTGGTGCACGGCGTTGTAAGCCGCGATCTCGGCATCAGTACGCACTACGAGGGCTGTAACGCTGTTCTGAGCGTTCTGGACCGCTGGCTGGCTCTGGGCAGCCCGCTGTGCCGCAAGCCGCTGTTGGATGCGTACGACAGCCCCACGCAGGAAGCTTGCTTTCCACGTCCGGGATGACTCGAACGTGAACGCGCGGCGATGCTCGGCTGCCGCCATTCGCTCTAGCTGTGGCGCAATCCAATCGAACATCTCGCGCGAGACTGCGATGTTGGTTGGCCTGCCAATCACGATGACGTTGTCTGACTGGCGCAGGGCGCTGCACAGGTTGTGCTTTGCGAGCACGACCATCAGGCTGTGACGCCATCCCCATTGCTTGCCGAGCGTGACAGGCTGCTCACCGACGCTCTCGCGCGGCTTGTCCGGGCCTACGCTGTCGGCTGACAGGTTGTGGCGTACGAGTAGCTCGTTAGCCTTTTCGAGCGCCCGGGTGGCCTCAGCTTCCGTTGCGCCCTTGTCGTTCGCGAGGGCGAAGAGCTTGCGGATCAAAGAGACGACGTTGTCGGTATCGTTCATGGCTGCATCTCCTGGGGCTGACCCCGGCTTAGCGCCGGGGTCGCTTGCTGCCGTACCGCGCGATGGCGGCTGCGGCAGCGGCCTGCGAGGCGTAACCGCCCCGATTGTTGGCCGGGCTGTTGAAGCCCGGGTGGCCCATCGTAATGAACCACCGGCCCGTTGGGGCCTGATTGGCGGCTGTGTCGCAGCCGTAGCAGAGAGAGGCGGCTTTCTCGCAGCCGTTGCGACCAAGGAAAAGTTCCATGACGCAATACTAAGCTATGGGCAGAACCCTGTCAATACTTTTCTCAAAAGTCATGCCGGCATGCCGGCGGGAAGGTAAGCCGTGCCGAGTCTGACCAGCTACGCATCTCGGTACGTCAACCCTCAGCCTCTGTATGGCATGCGGCCGAGCCTGATGCTCACGACCACGCACCGCGACACCACGGAAGCGACAGACCTCTACCGTATCCTGCGGGCGTATTACTACAACAACAACCTGTATGACGCGCTCGCGGATTACCTACGGCGTTCCGAGACGTGGAAAGAGGCCCTCAAGCCGTTCCGCAACCCGGCGTTTCGTACCGTTGAGTTCTACCCTGCGAGCCTGTGGCCGGGCGCGTTGCCGGACGCTCTGCCGATCAAGTCTGAGAATGCCGCCCTGGAAGAGCCGATCCAACAGATATGGAAGTGGTCAAACTGGTCGGCGCATAAGCAGGTAGTTGCGCGCGACCTCGCGCTGTATGGCGACATGTTTCTCAAGGCTGCTGCAACCGACAATCAACAGCGTGTTTACTTGCAGCGAATCGAACCCGAGTATGTGACCGACTTTGATACTGACGAACGTGGCTTTATCCAATGGTGCCGAATAGACGTGCCTTTGTCTCGACGCCATCGTGACGGTATGCAAGAATGGTACTGGCACACGGAAGTGTGGGACACTCCTAACAACCTGTACCGCGTGTGGGAGCAACAGCACAATCCAACCACGCCAACAGAGCAGCTAGGCACGCCGAAAGTAACGCAGACTATCGCTAGTTTCGGAATTGACTTCGTACCTATCGTTCACGCCAAGTTTGCTGACATGGGCGAGAAGCGCGGAATGTCCAGCCTGATGCCGGCTCTCGACAAGATTGACGAAGCCAATCGGCAAGCTACGCGACTCAGCCAAATGCTGTTTCGCCACAATGCGGTGACGTGGGCACTCAAAGCAAACAGTATGGACGCGTCTGGCCGGCCGCTGCCCGCGCCACGGCTTCCTGGCGAAGACGAGCAGGGGGCGCAGGAAAGCACCACAGTGACGCTCGGTGATGACAGGATGCTCAAACTACCGGGCATGTCCGACATTGTCCCGTTGGTGCCGCAGATTGACTACGGGTCTGCCCTGGCGACGTTGCAGGACCATATGCGCGAAGTCGAGCAGGACTTGCCAGAGCTTGTGGCGTACCGGATGATGCAGAACACCGACCTGTCAGGCCGCGCTGTGCGACTGATGCTTGGGCCTGCCATCAAGCGGCTGGAAGAGGCACGCGGCAACGCTGAGGCTGCCCTGGTGCGAGCACATCAAATGGCACTGACCATTGGCGGGAACCTGGGCCTGTTTGGCAACCTGGGCGGGGACTTCGACTCGGGCGCATTCGAGCACGGCTTTGAGGAACGCGATATCCTGCCCACGGACGATCTTGAATCCGCTCAGACCGCACAGGCCAACGCGACAGCCCTGTCAGCGATGGTGGCTGCTGGCGTCCCGGTCGAGATCGGGATGATGGAAATCTACGGGTGGACGGAAGAGCAGGCCGCGACGTTCACTCAGCAGCGTACAGAAGCCATCAAGCGCGAGCAGGCGCTCGTACAGGACGATCAGCCGGAAGAGGACGCAGGCGGGCCGCCACGGCAGTGATAGACGCCTGGAAACTTCTCAAGCTAGGTCCACCCATCAAGCAGACCGACGCGCAGTGGGACGAGGACGCGAAGCCTACTGAGCTAGACGTGCAAGCGGCCCGGCTGCTGTGGCACCGGGCCGCTCCTGACGATCTACGCGGGCTACTCGATAGTCGGTTGATCCCGGCTGGCGATGTGGTCAGCGACCGTGGCTTGTAGGGCGGTCAGAATCTCATCGTGGCTGTACTGCTCGGCTTTGAAGATATCGACCAGCATGGCAAGCTCTCGCCGCAGACGACGTAGGCGCATGGCTGTGAGCGGTTCGTCTTGAGCCCAAAGCCTGGGGGCTTCGCCGGGCCGCTTCATAGGTCGGTTGCCCTCAGCGTAGCGACCAGATAGCGGCCAAAGGCTAGCCGCTTTTCTTCCATCGTGGGCGGGCGCATCTCGGATGCCTTGACGCCGGGCTGCATCGATATCCATACCATCTTGCGTATCGACGTGACGCGGCACTCTTCGCAGTGGCGATAGTCCACGTAGCCGTGATCGTTCGGGCGGATGCGGATCATGGTCTTTCCTTTCCCGAGCGATTCCCCCTAGAAGGGGGAATCCTCAGAACCGTCAGGGGTGAAGCCTGGGAGGTAGGGTTGGAGTAGCTCGCCATCGGCGGTGAGGACTGAGATGTTTTCCATATCCCTACGGTATCGTATTGCGAGCTAGCTGTCAATACTCAATTCCTACATGCCGGCATTTCCTAGAACGCATAAGCCCAATCGTCTACTGCCGGCTCGACGCTCATCTGGCGCTCAATCTCGCGCTCGTAGGACGCGTCTAGCGCGTCGTTAGCGTCGGCCTGGGCCGTAGCGCCATCCTGGGCCTCAGGCGCGCTAGCGGGGCTGCTAGCGGCCTCTCCGGCGAAGTACTTGACGCAGGTTGGACCGATGCCGCGCTCAACGGACACCGCAGCCTTTAGCTGGCGACCGCAGCGGGCGCAGAACCCGTAGCGAAGAATGAAAGCCTTGGCTTCGTCAAGCTCCATCCGGTGGCCCTGCGAGACGACGCGCCACATCAGGTCGGGTGCGTACTGGTATTCAGCGTTGACGCGCTCGCCGGACTCCGTGGCGCGCATGCCGCCGATTTCGGCCAGAACCTTTGTGTAGGTCGCAGTCTTCGCCAGATTGGCTTGGACCTTGACGATGGTCCCGTCCGTGAGGACGTAGACGCCAACCTCATCAACCGACTTGCGTACGGGCGCGATTGCCTGCTCAACCGTAGCGGGAGCAACCTGCGGGCAAGCGACGTGGGCGGCTTTCTCGCCGCGCGTCCATTCGACCTTATCGCCAACAGCGATGAACTGGCGGCAGACGGGGCAGGTGCTGGAGAACTTCGCAGTGATTACCATGCGTTCAGTATTGCAGGTTACACAGTAGTTGTCAATACCCTAGTCCGAAATGCC